GTGCTGATTGTCGTAGCGGTCGTACTCCAAACCAAACAGCGCGTTAAGGCCGGGCTCGAGTTCTTTGACCAGTTGTGATCTAGATATAGCCATTTAAGCCTCCCTACGCTAGTGTTGCAGCTTGCAAGAAGAAATGCAAGTCTTGTGAAGGTACAACGTATGCGTTAACATTTGCTGTACTTGTATCACTGTTTGAAGGATCCTTAGATATTCCAATCTGTTTCCACTGACCTGTTGTCGCAAGAGTAGAAGTACCAATTTCCTGTGTTGATCTACCAGTTTTAGTGCTTCCACTTACTCCTGCCAAATCGAACCCACCGAAATTCATTGCTTCAGTTCCTGTTCCATCATGCTGTCCCTCAAATACAATTTGAGGATCGTCGAAAATATAGGCTTCAATATCCGAAGCATTTACGTCTGCTGGATAATATTTTGCCCAAGTTGGTTTACCCGTAGTCGGATCCGTATATTGACAACCATTGAAGATACCTAGAAAAATAGCATTAGCTGCCACAGTTTCTATGGTACCCGCTGTTACACGCGTTACCATTTGACCTTGGTAAAGTGCGGTATCATAGTTGGTTGTAATTCTATACGTGTTATTACGAATTTCGCCACCACTAAGATGCTTGACGGGTCTAAACCCGAAAGCTGCGTCTTGGTTAGCCATCGTTTTATCCTTTTTTTAAAGGGTTAAGTTTTTTATTCGATGGATAAAAGAGCTAGAAAATTAGGTCTTTCGGTTACCACCGAAGCTTACACGACTTTGCCGTTCAGGTTTACTGATTGGCATACTGGGATGTTGATCCTTCAATAGATCGTTTTCTATTGCGTCATCTCTATCTTGCGTTTTTTGCGCAAAATAGTCTATACGTTCTTGCACGATTTCTTCCGGAATCTTTGCCAGTAATAATCCCCCAACTCCAATAACGCCTTTATATTTACCTTCCTGTATAGTTGGATATTCAGCTTCATAGGCATCGCCTCTTACGAGTTCGAAGCCTTCTCTTAGTCTAGCCGATAAATTTTTATTATCTTCTTGACCTAGAGTTTCTGCTCTTATCCATCTGTGTCTGAACCCAGCGGGTGCAGGTGGCGCGTCTAGAGATGACGGTGGTGCCCATGGTTTCCTTCGAGTCGCTTTGTCTCTAGAAAGGGCAGCGCGTGGAGTCTTATTTGTAACTTTTAATTTATCATTCATATGCCTACTCCTTCACGTATTTCGCATATTCTTCAAGTGGCACACCTAATTTTTTAGCAATCGCTACTTGTGACGGTGTGAGTCTCACGGTCTTGCGTCCAGTACCTGAGGTTCTTGAGGCAGATGCAACGGTCTGGACGGGTTTGCTGCTTGCCTTTTCTTCCCCATTAAATTTGTGGGGAAATTCCTTGCGAATGCGTTTGTCAATTTCCTCGTAGTATTCATCACTTGTAGGGTTGAATCCATCTTCCTCCACAAGCCTTTTGTGAATACCAAACGAGGCATATGTCATCGCTTCGTCTTTGCCAAACCATTCGTTCTTTTCAGCCCATTGTTCGGCCTTGGGATCGGGTTTTGGCGTCGGTGCTTTACTTTGTACAGGTTGCTCACCTATTTGTCCAGCGTTTTTTAATGATTCCTCATATTTTTTTCGCTGGTCTTCAGTGGCTTTTATGCGCTCTTCCTCAATGGCCAACCTCGCCAGCGACTGATTCGCGGCAACCTGGGCATCCACGTCCCCTTTCGCCACGGCGTCTTTAAGCTGAATTTTAGCTGATTCCAGTTGAGATTTTACGCGTCCCGTGAATTCATTGACATAGCCATCATCTAATTTATCAAATTTTGTTTGTAAAGTATCCCGTTCGCCCTTGACTTGCTGGGCATAATTGACGGCTTCTTTTTCTCGTCTTTCCGCTTCACGAATTTTATAGGTTAATCGATCAATACGCTTCTTGACGCCTTCACTATATTCCTCGCGCTCGTCTTTTTCTTCTGCTTTAACTTCTTTTTCTTCTTTAACTTCTATAACAGGTTCTGTTTTTTTCGTTTCAACCTCTTTTATATCAGCTTTAGAATCCTTTATTTCAACATCAACGGCATTTCCAGTTGTATCTAGATCAACCATTGGTGTCTTTTCTTTTAGTGCTTCTTGTATTTCGGGCATGGTTTCCTCTCCATGTTAAACGGTTAATGCGTGCAAAATATCTTCTGGATCCTCAATGGTTCCCAATATTTCGTCATCGTTCAATACGCGTATTTCTCCCCCATCAATATAGATGCGGGATCCAGCGTAGCGTGCAAATAAAACCCAATCTTTTTTCTTGCACCATGGTCCATTGGGAAACTTATCTTTATCATTATAAGCATCTGGCCCTATGTCCATAACTAACCCACAGTTAGTTGCAATTTGAGATTCGGTTACTGTTTTGTCAGATAGAATAATTCCACCTTTTGTTTTTTCTTTAGCTTTATAAGGTAGAACAAGAATTCGCCAACCAGTTGGTTTTGGCAAACTCATTTTTTCTAATGGTTTTTTTCTAGTTTTCTTTTCTTTTTCTACTTGCTTAATGCGTCGCTCAGCGACGTGTTTCGGTAAAATTAGAGTGTTCATTTTGCTCCTGTTTCTTTAGCAGGTCCGAGAGTTCCTGTTCGATATAGTTTAACGTTTCAAGTTGACCTAAATGATTTTGATAATCATTCCAATCTTTTACTTGGTTACTTGTTATTATCTCATTTATCTGGGTCTGTCTAGTCCTAATTATTTTAAATATTCTTTCTGCCAGTCTTACTGAATCCATCTATTCCTTCTCTTCAGATTTTGCCTTTGTTAGTCTGGTACCTCCCACATAGAGGCCAAACCATGCCGCTCCTGCACCTACAATAACTGAAACAAACGCTGACTGAGCATTTGTTGGATCAGGTAGTTGCATAAACCATTCCGTTGTACGCCAAAAAGCAACACCATACAATGTAATTAATAAACGGGGAAATATTCTCCACGCACTAAGTCTTTCTGGTGTTATCACTTTTTCTTCTTAAACAATCCCATTGCCGCAGGCCCCATTTTCACGCCAAATGAAACTGAGCACGCTAAATAAAGTAAGTGCTTATAATAATCCGGCAATTTATGAAGTGCGAGAAACCCTGCTTCTATATGTGGTGTCATTCCGGGCACGAAGACTAAAACGGCAGGCGTGAGTAGACAAATTAAAATCAGTTCGTCTTTCCACGATCCTTTCATTTGGTCTACTGCTGATGCTTCCCACGATACTTCGCCGGCGATTTGCTGTTCTTTTAATTTCGTTTTAGCTTTTATTTCTACTAATTTATTCTCAGCTTTCGCTTTTTTGGTTTCGATGAATCCGGAAACCGCTTGCCCGGCAACGCCGAGCAAGGGTTTTAATAATAACTGTAACACGGGACTAAGCTCCCCCGCCTGTCATCTTATATAAGATGAATAAAACTACCACGGTCACGATTCCTGCTTTTATCCAGTCACGCATTCCCCAGTCGCTCCATTCCTTCAGGTGAGCCCAAAGATCTTTAATGAGTTTCATATTTCCTCCTAATGTTCCGTTGGATTTAAATCCATATCTGGATCAAACTCAACAGTTGCTACAGGCTTGATCACTTCCTGTAATTTTTCCAATGCTTCTTCTATATCATGTTCACAATTTGCGCAATCACAAGATGCACATTTTCCACCATTACTGTGATGACAGTTATGTTCACAATTTTTACAAAGAGACATTAGTGTAACGTTGCTTTTTCGATTTGATATGGCTGCTCCATGTTGTCAGCAAAAAGATGAATCATCAATTGCGTTTGTTCTGGACCCAATCTATGTAAATAGATTGTTTTTGCAACAACCATCAATGACGCGCTAAGTGCCATTGGATCGTTCTTGTATTTTTCTGCAAAACGAAAAACGTCGTCTAATATAGTTTGAGAAGAAACCATTTGTCTATACTTTTTTTCATTTTTATTTACTGTCACGCTTTTTTGCCTGTGCTAAAGCCGTTTCAGACCGCAACATTGCGATATCTTCCTGGCTTTGTATCTTTTCTTTATCAATTTTATCCTTTTGTTCAAGTTTTTCCTCTTCAAAACCCAATTTTTCAGCGTCAAGGTCTAATTTCTTATCATCCATGTCCTTGCGTTGCTGTATTTCTTGCGCTCGAAGGTTCAATTCTTGCTGTTTAAGGTCAATTAACGGATCTGAATCCTTTTGATTCAAATATTCTTGCTCTTCAGCCACTAATTCCTCGGTAATTTCCACAATTCGCTGTGCAACCTGTTTTTCAATCTCCATTTGGAACTGTTGCTGCAATTCTTGTGGTATTTGACCACCAAATTGTGCTGCTTGCTCCTGCATTGCTTGTTGATTTTGTTCCATCACCTCTTCTCGTGCCATAAATGATATATGTTCCGATATATGCGACTGTAAAATGCCCATTGTCGGCGGATTATTCGCCACTAAGAAGGAACTCATGAATGCCTGATGCGCATCAACGTGCGCAGCATGATCCTGGCCTTGAAAAGCTTGCAATTTCATCATCTGTAAAGACTTCGAATTTTCCATGGCAGGATCTTCCGGTTGTGGTTGCTGCGGGGGAGGAAGTATCATATCAATATCCCGTACGCCAAGCGCCTGGTACATTCTTCTGTATGCCTCATGCATGTTGTGCATTGGAGGATTAGAAGTTGCCATTTGCAATTGTGTTTGTGCTAGTGTCACACGCTGTGACATCGAGAATATGTTAGGATCAGAAATAGGTAGAATATCCACCCGTTCATCGAAATCTTGTTGCTTAATTATTCTGTTGCCGCCTCGTACCGCATATGGATATTCCGGTGGCAAACTTTGTGCCAGAACTTTTGCTAGTAATTTAAACTCTACTTTTTGTCCGTAGTGCAAACGCTTGTGAATCGCGTTCATGACCTTTGTTCCGCGTTCCATGATTGCCATGGTTGTGCCTACGGGATTGGCCTGTGATCCTTCGCCCATCTTGTTATCGGCAATCGACGCAAAGCGCCTGCCTGCCTCGACAACAAAACCTAGTAGTGCAAACAGTGTCTGTGATGGTTCCTTGTACGGAATCAGCATCAACGATTCACGGATCGCGCCGCCCGGTGCATCTACATCTCTGAATTCTCCCGGTTGTAACGGTTGATCATCGTCCCGAACGCGCAGCCCTCTTGCTTTAAAGCCTGCGGGGAGATTGGACAACGTACCTGCATCAATAAGCTGTCTAAGCGCTGAGGTAGCTGTTCTTGATAAACCCCCGAGCATGTGGATAAGGCCAAAGCCATAAAAGCCAAGGCCAGGTAAAAACTTGTAATGGACAAAATAGGAAATCTTTTTGCGAAGTGGATCCTGTTCTTCATAGTTGCGGTAAACAGATAGCACTTTTCCAGAACCTTCGTCAATGGTAACAACGTACGGCAATTTAATACCCGTTGGCTCATTGTTCGCCATATCCTCAAAACCTGGAATATCCAAGTCACAATGGAATTCGAGTAAAATAATTTCTTCCGCATTGATTGTTTTCTCCGCGCCTTCCAGCTTGTCATATGTTTCTTTCGCTTCATTCGGATCCGACGGTTGCATAGAAATCTCAATGTCCCTGTACATGCCGCCCACCTGTTTCTTGCGCAGTTCATTCCCCATCATTTTTACAACATGAGTAATGCGCTCGCACGATTCCAGATCGGTTGAGACATACGGAATGACAACGTCTTCGGCTGGAACAAATTTTGATACTGCCCTGCCCTTGACTTCGTCGTAGTAGACTTTCCTGAATGCGCTTCCCGCTAATGGCAGATGGAATAACATCTGATCAAGTTCCTGGTCATACTCTTCCATGACATAGGAAATCTGATAGTTCATGAATTCCTTCACGCGCTGTGATTGCTCTTCAACTTCCGGTGTTACTTCACCTACAATTTGTGTTCGAACGGGACCTTCCGGTGGCAAGAGTTCCTTGTATGCCTGTGCTTGAAACTGCGTTACGGTCTCCGCTAGAAGCGGATGCGTCACGCCGGTTGCGCCTGCAAACGGTTTCGATCGGTCCTCATACTTGAATCCAAGCAGGTCCAATCCTTCACTATACGTTTTCAACCAAGAACTTCTTGCATCCTTGTCCGCCTCATAGTCTCCGACTAATCCCTTGGACAAGCTCTGCAACTCGTCATCTGGAATCACTTCCGCGAGATTGGCATTGAATGCGCCCTTGCCTGATGTGTCCGGCAATGGATTGACGATTGCCGATCCATCCTCCAGCATCATCGCATTATTCTCCATTCCGGGCAAAGAAATTTGCTGCTCAGAATTTGGCTCGATGTCCAGATTAATATTTTCGTTTACTTTTTCTATTGCCATTAATCATCCCCAAGTCTTGACACTAACTCGTCTAGTATAATTTGTATTGTTCTTAAATTTTTACCCGA